TTGACTACTGCATTGCTCTTGATATGGACGAAGTTCTTGTTGAGGGCTGGCGAGAACACTTTGAAAAAACACCTCCAGGAACAACGCGTCCGCGGTACAAATACGTGTGGAATTGGAACCCAGATGGAACAGAAGGCTTAGTCTACGGTGCCGATAAGGCGCACGCAAGAAAAGGATATCGCTGGCGTCACCCAGTTCATGAGGTAATCACACCAACCGATGGTGAAGTGCAAAATTGGATCGGAATGGAGATTCATCACTTTGCAGATCGTTCAAAGTCTCGCGGCCAGTATCTTCCTCTTCTTAAAAAGGCAGTGGACGAACTCCCAAATGATGATCGCAATGCGTATTACTACGCTCGTGAACTACATTTCCATGCAAGAAACGAAGAAGCACTGAAAGAATTTAAGCGGCATCTTGCGCTGCCAACTGCACAGTGGAGACCAGAGCGTGCCGCTTCAATGCGGTATCTTGCAAAGATAGAAACTCACGAGGCAGAAACATGGCTTCTTCGTGCATGCGCGGAGGCGCCGGAATTTCGCGAACCGTGGGTAGAACTTGCGAGCCACTACTATGGCAAGAAGCAGTGGGCAAACAGTTTAGCAGCTGCCCAGCGTGCTCTTGCAATTAAAGAAAAGCCGCTACTGTACCTTTGTGATGCGTACTCTTGGGGTGCGGCACCACATGACTTTGCTGCAATTGCGTCATCGTATCTTGGTCAAAAGAAGCAGGCAATTGACTACTGTCATGCCGCTCTTAAAATTGAACCAAATAACGAAAGAATGCAGAACAACATGTCGTTAATGCTGCGAGATCACTACTACGAAAAGATCACCGCAGTTATTCCAACTAAATCAAACGTAGACGGAGCGTTAGATGTCATTGATCGTCTGCAAAAAGACGGTCAGGTAGAAACAATCGTGGTTGTCGCCGACGGGCCTAATGCCTATGCAACATACGAAAAACTTCTTGCTGATAAGGAAAAAGTTATTCTAAAACAGGTAGATCTCGGCGCAGGTATTCACGTTATGTGGAACATGGGAATTGACGTTGCCATTGAAAAAGACACAAGCGTTGTCTTTATCAATGATGACGTGATTCTTGGCGATCAATGCGCTGGCGCATTAGCTTCCATGCTTGAGTACGACAAGTCAATTGGTGTCATCTGCCCAGGGTACGACTATCGCAAGTTTGCAGATATCGTCCAAGATGTTGACACTGTCTGTAACGGACGCTACGATGGGACTGGCGGTCTTGGCGGATTCTGCATGGCGCTGTCAAAAGACCTCACAAAAAAATGGCGCTTCGATGAGTCAATGAAGTGGTGGTATGGCGATAACGATGTTCTTTACTGGGTTCTTAAAACGCAAAAACGTCGCGCTGTTATTACTAGCGTTGCTCGTTGTAGCGGGAATAGCTCAACTACGATTGACAACGATCCGCCAGATAATTTCGTTCAGACAGTTCAAGACGACAAACTAAAATTCTACATTAAATGGAATATTGAGGAGTAGCATGCACGGCAATGTAATTCAATGGGTTGCTCAGTCACTAGAAATGCGTAAGACGCTTTCTGCAAAAAATACTGCGGCGCATGTGCTTGAAATTGGAAGCCTTGACATCAATGGAAGCGTTAGATCATTGTTTGACGAACTTACATCTGACGGTGGATCATTTTTTGGTATTGATCTTCAAGAAGGCCCAGGCGTAGATCTTGTTGCTGATGCTAGCGTCTATAAAACTGACAAGCAATTTGACATCGTTGTGTGCGCAGAGGTGTTTGAGCACACAGCAGTGTGGCCAAAGATTGTAAAGAATGCTCACTCGATGCTTGTGCCTGGAGGAATGTTTATCGCAACGATGGCAGGAGAAGGCAGACCTCCGCATTCAGCTATTGACGAAAATCCAATACGAAGCTGGGAATACTATAAGAATGTTACTAGCCACGATCTTAAAGAAAAGCTTGCAATTTTCTCAGACTGGGAAGTAAACGTAAAAGATACAGACACTAGGTGCTGGGCAATTAAGTAGACTTTTCTTTCTTAAGCCTTTTACTTTTTACTTTTTCTTTTTCGTTTTTCTTCTTTTCATTTCGCACTTCGCGGTCGGCATGATACGCGGTTACCGCGTTTGCGCTTGTGCGACTTCGCCACACAAATTGACACTCATCGCAAACTACGAGTTTCATTTTTGTCCACCTGCCGCCTTCAGGTGAGTCAGCAACGACTACCCTAAGCTTGCTAGGGCGGCCACCGCAATGGGGACAGTTTGGAAAACGCTTGCGCCTAACTTCTTGACCAGTGTAAGAAACTGAAAGCGCTCGACGAAGCTCTCCTTCATCTTTTCCACCCCATACGCCATGTATTTGTTTATTCTCAAGAGCCCACTTTAAGCACTGGCTTCTTACTGGACACGTGTAGCACAAGTTTTTAGCTGCGTACTTTTCTTTTGGGACTTTTGAGAACCAGTACTTCTTAATGTGAGCGTTTTCTGGCTGCGCGCAGGCGGCATCGTCCATCCACGCCACATCGCTCAAGCCTCCAGGCTTTTTCACGTAATTTCAACCCACACAACCTCATGAATTGAATCAACAATGTCACCAAGCCATGTTTCGCCTTCTTCGCTGCACGCGTACTTCTCGTGCGAGCCATCAACTGTCCCTGCGTAGCCGTAGCTTGTCTTTGCATTTTCTATTTTCTTAAAGGCGTCGCCAAGAGAATGAACAACTCCGTCGCGTTGAATTGCAGACGCGAGTGCTCGTTTGACTAGCTCGTGCTCAACATCAACGTGATCTTCTGTGTAAAAGATGACAGTAGAACTATCGTAAGTTCTATAGCCTTCTCCAGACCACTCTGACCATAGGCACTCGCCTTTTCTTGAATCCTTCATGCGTATAGCATTGTATCTCGCATTCTAGTGATTCCTGGTCACGTCTAATTTATAGATGCTTAGACGACTATCGCATCATTTTTAAGAGCTTCTAGTGAATGTAGAAGCGTCTCAGATTAGTTTGCGTAGCCGTCCTGATGAGGCCATAAGTAGTCGTAGGTTGGTGGCTGCTCGCCAGTGTCCTCTGGCCAGCCAAACTGCTTGTACCACTCATAGTTTTTGCAGAGCAGCGCGGTACGGTGAGTAGAGCACAGATCTGCGTAGTACTTAGCGTCTGACATCCACGGCGGGACAATTAGCTCTGACGATATGCGGCCAAGCTCGAGAGCCTTATCGTAGGTGCGGTACGTCTTATCAAGAAGCGTTGACTTGTAGCCGCGCGAGATCCACTCAAAGTATGTTGCTGAGATGTACGAAACAAATAGCGTCTCGTAGCCGCGCCACATACGGACAACTGGATGGTTTGTCCAGCCTTTAGGCTCGCGATGCTCGTTGTTTGGGTCGAGCTTACACATTGTCATAAGGCATTGCCATGCCTCGAGCGTCTGCTTGTGCAGTCGCTTATTGTCGAGATGATGGGCTGTAAGCTCGAATGACTCGGTGTTAGTAAGAAATGATTGCATGTAGCCGTCCTTTGTCGTTAGCTACATTATACATCTTAAGTGGTCATTTTTCGTGACCAACTAAAGCACTAGCTTTCTTTTGTGTAGTACTTCTTCTTAACTGCCTGGCGGCTAAAACCCTTGTCAGTATTGACTAACCACTCGCGATTGCCAATAAGCTCGCCCTGTGGGCCATTTGGCTGTCCTTCAAGTGATGCCTTAGCAGCATCAGCAATCCATTCAGCGGCCTGCACTGCAACTGCCTTGCCCCAAGTTGCAGACAACGGTGAGTAGTCTTTTGCAGCAGCAAATTCCCAGTCGTCTGGAAGACCCTGCAGTCGTGCAGCTTCACGGTGAGTAATGCGACGCTCAAGTGTCGGGTGGATCACGTGATCAAGCGCGCCGCCTGTCATAACGTGCGCCCACGAGTTTCCGTCCCAACGGCATGGCATGGTAAATCCCATGTTGAAGTCGTTTGCACGAAGCTTTTCTTCCTGCGCAAGCCAGGCCTGTGGAAACTGGTTGTTGTTCTTTGCAACAGCTTCGCGAAGAGCCTTACTTACTGGAGTCATCGGCTTCCAACCATCGTTGCCAAGAATGTCAAAGATTTCTTTGATGCGCTGTCCTTCAAGGTTGGTCTTGTTGATGTGGCCGTCAACTACGCCACTTTCATTGCGAAGGTGCTCAACAAACTTTGATGGAGCCTTTCTGTACGGCTGTGGATCCCACGACATGTCAAGATCCTCAAGGTCACCAATTACGTCCATCATTGTCGGCATCTCTGCTGGCGCAATTGCCTCTGCTCCGAATGGCATTCCTTTTTCAACAGCAGTCCAGAAGTAGCGCATGCGATACGAAAAACCACCAACTTGAAGGTTGTTCATCTTGACATGGTACAGGTCATATTCTTTTCCAGAAAGCTCTTCAACCATGTCGCGGTACTTGATCATTGCATCGCGCCCTTGAGTAAACGCTTGCTGCACGCACTCAAAGATGATCATCTTTGGCTTGATGCGCGCGGCGTACTTCATGAATGCACGAGTGTGCTCATGCGCCTTTGCGTCAGGACCACGGTTTGCAGGGCCAGACCACACTGACCAACCAGAGCATGGCGGGCAACCAAGAACAACGTCTGCCTTGTTGTCTGGCCATTCGTTTGGATCATCTGAAAAGAATGAAGACCAGTTGTCGCCAAGGTGCTTGCGGTTTAGTTCAGCAACGCGGTTGCCAAAGTTTAAGGTCCCGGTGCGGACATTCATATCAATGCCCTTGTTTACAAAGCCAAGGCTCATAAAGCCAGCAAGGCCGTTGCAGTCGTTAAAAGTAAATTCTGACATGTGTTCTCCGTTGTTGCCGTTTATTCAACTGTATCCGGTGACGCCAGAAAAAGTGGTAACTTACTTTTCGCCTACTTCGTACCCACAGGCAGCGTAGCCAGCGATATCTACCCAGGTATCTGGTTGGAATCCAGACTTAGAAGCGTATCTGGCTACTTTTACAGCAACCATCGCCATAGCAACATCTTCTTGAGTAACTTCAATTCCAAAGATTACTGACCATAGCTTGGCAATTCTTGTGAAGTTCTCTTCTGGACCGCCGTACTGCGCGTCGCGCTGGCCAGTGATAATTGTGGCTGCTTCGTCCAAACAGCGAGTTCTTCCGTTCTTAGCTTTGGTCATTTTCTACCTTTGTTCGTACATATACTGTTGCTTTATAGTCGTTTGACGCTGATGGCTCAATATGAATTTCAGTGTCATGAGGAAGTTCAATCTCGTCATTTTCCATAAATTCTTTCCAATTTCGCAACGCCTGCTCTTTGATCTCTTCAAGCGTTGATCCAAATACTTCAAATTCAATTGCTGCTCTCATGTGAGTGCTCTTTTCTCTAGTGAGTATGGTGAGTGGTGTGTTTCTGATAATTCTGGAAGTATGCCATCAATGCTGCGAACAATCACGTCGCCTCCACCAACTGCGAGCACTTCGCAGTATCGTCCGTTATGTATTTCTCCAACGACACCTCGGTATGCGTTTAGTTTGACGCGAACAATGTCGCCGACGCTTGTATCATTTAGCGATACTTCACTCCAGGTTACTTCTGAGGACATTGTGCCTCCGGGCATGTTGAAGTGTCAAAGTCGTCAAGGGCTCGAGTGCATGTGCCGCACTTTACGCCGTCAGCTTTGACCTTGTATCCTTTAAGTTGACGCTGTCTGTTTACTTCCATTTTGTTGACATAGTACTCATCAAGTTGCTCGTCAGTGCCACCTACAGCACAAATGATATTAGCAACGAAGTGAAGAATATCAACACATTCCTTAACTACAGCTTCACGGTTTACATACGGATCGTCGTGCTGCCAAGGCTTCCACGAAATCTCCTTGCGAACTTCCGCAAGCTCGTCGTCAATCGCAAGCATGTTCCAGCGCAGATACTCAATGATGTTGTTGAGCTTATACGGTTGATCGCCTTCAAACTTGTGATAAATGACTCCGTACGCTTCTTCTTGAAGCTGTTTTGTATTCTTGAGCCAATCGTTGAATAGTATGCCCATTAGATTCCTATCTCTCCTTTTAGATGATTTACTGCGTGTACAGGGTTGCGAACCGCGTTAACATATTGCTCGCGCTGAGCGACGGCAATTTCGTATCTGTCAAGCGCCGACATTTCTTCTATTCCAGCCGCTAGATGATTCCAGTCTTTACCGATAACTGAGCTAATGCGCCACTCTGTTGCAATTGGAGTAAGCGCGTTCATTGCTTGAATAAACAATGGAGACCACCACAGCAACTTATCATCGTGTGGACCAATAAGCACCCCGAGTGAGTTTGACACTTTTTCAACAACGTGCTCGTCTGTCCAGGTTCTGCTTTCTTTGGCTACATCTGCTGGGTACATTAAATGTTCAGCCGTGTCAATGCACCATTTAGCCTTCGTGTTTCCAACAATCCAATAGTTCTGCCTATTCTTTAGCGCCATGCCATCTTCAATAAATACTGAATCAAGGTTTACGCCAGAGAAAGAACTGCTCATTGACTCTGGAATACCTGGAGAGTCAGACACACTCTGATCTACTGGAAGCTTTGGGTAGATAGTTTTTGGCCATTTTTCAGAGAGCAATATTTTTGCTCCAGCGAGCACTTTGTCTTTTGATTTCTTATTCTGTGTGACTTCTTTAAATTCTTTTCTTGACGAGTATAGTTGCTTTACCAACCGTGCGTTTTCCTTGTCAATTGACCTAAGGCTTGCATGAATCTTAGTAGGCTCTGGCGCATCTACAAATAGCCTAAGCTTTTTACTTCCATATAATGTGGCAATTAGCGCAAGAATTCCATATGTCTTGTTTGCAGTCATACTGAGCATAGGCGCGACGCCTGCAAGAACTACGTCATACTCGTCAAAATCTTTTTTTGTCCACAAAACACTAGGGTCTGCCCAAACAATCTCGTGCCCGTCTTTAGTAAGAGCGTAGTCAATTGAACC